AAGCCAAAAGTCCTCCAGCATTGACATATGCTTCTTGTCATCACGAATCTCTCCTGTGTTTGCGTCATACACTAATTTGTTTCTATAACGAGCCATAACATCACGAAGATATTGCTCTGCTTTTACCTTTGGAAGATTGCCAACATCAATATAAAAAATGCGGCGCTCTGGTGCGCGTGATAATCTGTAGATAACAAGACTGTCTTCAATCATACGTAGTTGATTAAGAGACTTAATTGCTTTGTGTAAGAAACTTAATGTATGCTTTTTGTTTAAATCAGTTAGTCCCGAATTACAAGTTGCAATAGAATCGTATGCTATTTTAATTCCTGTGTTGCTGGCAAAATCTGACACAGTATTTCCTGGAAGATTCATTGCTCCAGAAAATCCTCTTGGACTATAAATGTAATATTCAATATAGTCTCCCCAATCATATTCCAAAGCACTGCCTCGTACAATGTGGGCATTTGCTGCTGCTTTTGGATCTGAAATTTTTTGTCTTACTTTTCTAATTTTTAAAGGATCAATATATCTTAATTCTAAAATTCCTTTTTTAGGGTTGTCTAAATCTATAACTTTATGATAATATGTTCTTCCGTCAACGTACCAACTTCTAATCATTTGGTGTGCGTTTTTATCAAAATTCAAGAGTCTTTTGATATAATCAAATTCATCTCGAATTTTTTTCTTTACTCCTGCACCAATATCCAAATTAGAAAGTTCTATTTCTACAGGAGAATCATCCGCATCTGTAACTACAAATTCGTTAATAATTTCATCAACAGCAGTATCAACTTCTGGGTGTAAAGCCATATCACGATATCTCTTAATGAGATCGTACTCATTTTGAGATACACCTTCCACATCTACATATGTACCAAAATAGCCACCTGCTACGGTGGCTACGGAATCATCACTATTGGGAGGGATAGGGGATTGTCCCCTATCCTCCATATTCTTTTTGATTAAAAAACCAAACAGTTGACTCATGACAGTATATTTAATTAACCTTATATCAACTATTTATCAATCTTGGATAGCGATAGTTGTGCGACCTGATGCTTCAACTGAACCTAAATTATTTGAAATAGTTGATGGTACTTTCCAGTATGAATATTGGAACTCAACTGTAAATTCTTCAATCTGATCGTTGCTATCATAAGCAAGATCAATTTGAGAAACGTTAGTTGGGAAGCAATGATAAAGATCATACTGACGAAGAACAGAACCACTTTCTCGGTCATCTTTACGAAGTTGCTTGACCTTCACAGTTGCCATATAACCACTTGCGCCATTTGATGGAAGATACAGTGGAGCATTATTTTTCTCATGCGTATTCATACGCTCCATCCACTTTTCAAAATATGCACGAATTTTGAATTGCTTATCGTTGAAGAATGTTGCAGTCCAGGTATCGAAGGTACGATCGCCAGCGATCTTAACTGTTCTTCCACGGAAAGGAACTTCAATCACACCCAAGTTTGAACCTGGGAGTGCTGCTGATTTGCAAAGTAGATCTACTAAATCTTTGTCGTCACCTTCTGGTCTGTTGGGATGTTCTGTTGGCCATGCAATATCGACCGAGAACATATTAGGCTTGACGCCTTCACCGATTTTTGATAAGAAGTTGTCTAAACGAGTTACCATGGTTGATTACCTCTAGTGTGGTTTTTAAAAAAATTATCTACCAACTACTTCACTAAACGCTACACCAGTCTTGGTTGCAGTGAAAGTGATTGTAATGAAGTTGATTGAACGGGTTGGTTTGATGAATAGTTCAGCAACAAATTCGTTGCGATCTACTACATCTGGAGTGTTGTTTGATTCATCACATACCACGAGGAAATCAGTAACTCCGCGACGTGCTTGTACTTCTGCAAGATAGCTGTTAACAGCAGATGCAAAAGATGCGCGTGTTGTCGCGTCGTTTTGTTCAAATAGAACTTGCTTTGCAAGATCACCAACTCTTCTTTCAAGATTGAGGAAGAGGCGACGAACATTAATTCTGTCAAATGCAGAAGGTGAAGCAAGAGCGGTCTTGTCACCAAACAGAGTTACGCCGCTGCCAGGGAAGATGACAATTGGGTTGATTCTGTTTTGATATAGTTCGTCTCTATCAGCTTTGCTTGGGTTGTAAGCAAGTTTGATAGCGTTGCGTAAAGAACCTCTGTTTAAACCAGCTGGTGAATACCAGTCATCTAAAAGTGAAGAAGTATTTACGCATAATCCAGCTACGTCTCCGTTGCATGGAATGTAACGATACTTATCGTTAAAGCGATCATAGAAATACTTATAACCACTATCAAAAACGGCATACGAAGTTGAGGTCATTCCGTTGAAGAAGTTTAAAGTATTTTCTTTTTGTTGTGATGCTGCTAAAGCACCATTTGTTCCAATTTGATTTGCTTTGTGAGGAGACACAAAAGCAACGCAATCTTTACGAGCAGAAGCAATAGAAATCACTTTGTTTGCTTTTGCTTTAGTATCAACTTCAGTTCCCATGGAACCTCCCATTAGGATGAAATCGATTGATACTAGTTCGGTATCAGAAAATTCGTCATAAGCATCTTCAATTTCTGCAGGGGTGTAGCTGTAGTCATCTACACCACCAATTAAAGAAGTTTCATTGAGACCAACAATACCAAAAGCACCAGTTACAGAAGTGGATTCTTGATCTAATGCCTCTCCCGATCCAGCAGTTGATGGATTTGTTAGAATTGATGGAGCAGTTCCGTTGTAAATAAATTGTGACTGACTATTAACAACATCGCGGTAATAAGTATAAGCACCTTCTGTTGATCTAGCATCAGACAATTTAGATACATATAAGATTCTTTCAACAACGGTATTTGGCGAACCGCTGTAAGCACCAGTTACATCGATGACTGCCACATGCATTTCATCATAAGAAATGCCTTTAGTTGAAGCAAATTCAGAAGTTCCAGGACGAGGACCAATTGCACCAAGACTTAATCCAGTACCAGAAATTTCTGTATTTGTATACCAATCTTTTACTGCACTAACTGTAATAGTAGAGTCTGTTACAGTATCAATCTCGAAAGTAGCATCAGCACCACCACCAGAAACAGTAACAACATCACCAGGAACATAACCAGTTCCTCCGTTATTAACTGCTACTAAAGTGAGTGCGCCTCTAACGGTAGCAATTGTAAATGTTGCGTTGTTTGCACCACCATTGATAGTAACAAGAGATCCTACTGTATAACCAGAACCGCCATTATTAACTGCGATTGAAATAACAGAACCTAGAGAAACTGTAATATTAACAGTTAATCCAGTACCACCACCGCCAGTAGTTGCTACGTTTGTTGCAGTTGTATATCCAGTGCCACCAGCGCCACCATTAACTGTCAATACTGTTCCTGTAGAAACAGTGGTATTTACTGTTAATCCAGTACCAGAACCACCAGATGTTGCGACTGCTGTACCATTTGTATACAGAGTTCCTCCGCTAACTACTGATCCAGCAGTTACGACACCAATATCTGGAGTATCTAGAGAATCTGATGTAGTAATTCTATTTGTTGGATCGTCTAAAATAACAGCTGCTTGTTTTGATACTGCATCCCATGAATAAACAACACCAGTTTTACCGCTGCTGAATTCTAGTTCTGTGCCTACCGCCATTCCTGCTGGAGTGCCAGTAAGAGTTACATACTGATCTGCTCCTCTATCAACAAAAACTACCTTTAGATCATTTGCCCAAGAGCCAGCAGATCTAGCAACAACAAAGTTACCGTTGCCATTTCCTGCTTCCCAATCATCATCGTTTCTGACTAGAACAGAAACTCCAGCATCAGATGCGCTATTGACTCCAGTAGCTGCACGAACAACTGCTAGTCTTCCGCCGTAATTTAGAAACTCGGAAGCAACTAACCAATCTTCTGCGTTGCTATCAGATGGTGTGCCGAATGTGTTAAGAAGTTCTTTTTGTGATGAAATATTTACAACTTTTCCAATAGGACCCTTTTGGAAAGTTGAAGCTACAGCAGCAGTAATTTGCTGTGCGCCTACAATAATAGCATTAGATAGGTCACGCTCCTTTAAAACAATTCCAGGCGAGACTTGACTTGCCATGTTTTTCTCCTC